CTATGTTCAGACGATACTAAGAGTAAGTCAACATTATTAGCTCCTTTAATCCAGCTAGGGTCACATAAAGTTGTCTCCATTCCTGCAGTAACTCCAATATTATACTTTCCTATCTTTTGAAACTCATTAGGTACGCTAATTTGAATACATATGTCTGGCTGTTGTGTAACCTGCATAGTTATTCGATTTGCAAGATCAATCATATCATGATCCTTTAAATATCCCCATCTAGTATTTCCCCATCGTTGTGCTAGTAACTTAACATCCCATTCAGGTTTTGCGTCAATAACTGCTCTAATAAAGTCTCTACTTCTTGCTCCATATCCTGAGTAGGTATCTACAGGAGAGCTAATTAATACTGTTGTTTTATTTTCTATATTCATTCTAGTAACCTGTTAGTTTATGTGGTGAGTATTTTCTTGGTTTATCTTCTATTGTAAAAAAGTCAAAAGATTTTCTAGGTTTAAATTCTTCAAATCCTCTGTCAATTGTCTCTATAACATTCTGACACATCTTTCTAGCTGTCATTCTTGCTTCATCACCAGTTACCCAGTCATGACCTTTCCTTCCGTTTACATCTCTCTGCTCAGGGCCCATCTCATACACTTTTAGTAATGCTTCTGCAGCATCTTCTGCCGAGCATCTATCATCAAAGATATAAGGAGTAGGAACTGATCCAACTAATGAAATGTTTGAAGGGAAGACCGGTACTGCCCAATCACCGCACTCTTTAACCGTACCTCTATGGTTGGAAGGAAAATCAGCATCAAAGTCAATCCACTTATCGTCTTTTTCAAATCGACATTGGTCTTGCATTCCTCCTGTTACATTAGGTATAATCATCGTTCCGGTAATTAACGACTCTGTTAACGATAGTCCCCAACCTTCGTTGGAAGATAGTAGAATAGATACGTCTGCAATATTATACAATAGGTTTAGTTGATCTGCAGGTATCTTACTTCCTGAAAATAACACTTTTACGTATTCAGGGTCACATAGAAGATCCCTTACCGCCCTTAAATCTGTTCCGTTATTATCTACAGGGTCTGTATGTAGTATTAATGCGCATTTTTTAGCTCTCTCTTTACCTATCTTATCGCAAAATAATCTGTAAGCTAAGATAGTATCTGATGTGCTTTTTCTTCTAATATTTCTAGAGTTATAAAAGACTACAAATTCAATATCATCTGATTTAAGCATATCTTTTTTAAACTTTTGAAGTTTTTCGAATTGCTCGTGATCTTTCTTTATTGGGAAGAATGTATTTTCATTTATACCATGAGGGATATATTCAATAACTTTATCCTTAGCTTCTTCTCCTAATACTAACTCGTTAATATTTTTAGTCTGCTTTGAAATTGCCATTAATACATCTACAGAGTTGTAATAAGGTTTGTTATATAATGGAGCAGGGTAATCATCCCAAATATTTAACCAGAAAATAGGTAGTTTAGCTCTTATCTCTCTTTCCATTTCAAATAACCAAGTCCAATACCTAGGGTCGGTAAATATAAAGATAGCGTCAGGATTTTCTAATTGAATTAATTGTCTAATTTTATCAGGTGTTCCGTATCCTGTTGAAGGTATTAGTTTGACTGAAGAGTCGGTTAATCCGGTTTCTTCGTTAACTTGTTGTGACAGGTCGTATAATTTACCTTCTTCGGGGTGTTTTAATGCTGCTCCTAAGTTAACCCAGTTAAAGTGTTGGGCAGTTCCTGTAACTATTTCTTTAGCCATTGTTGCAATACCGCTATGCATACGGATATCATCACAAAGCAGTAGTATCTTTTTGCGGTTTTTTTGTTCTAAGTAACGAAACTTATCTTTCATATAGTAAACTTATTTTAGTAATTGTTTTTGAATTTTAGTTTTAAACTCCGTATCATTAAGATATAAAAAAATAGCACGAGATGCAAGCTTTTGAAAGGAAAATTTATCTCTCAAGCATTCCATCTGGAATTCTTCGTACATTTCTGGGTCTACTCTAACGGATGTTAGTTTTTTATCTGCATTTCTCATAACTTTAATTTTTTATCTATATATAAATATATATCTTTTTCAAAAAATAGCATCAGGACATAGTCTTAATTCTTTAATCGGACAAAATCTACAAGCATTCTTAGATGGATTAGTTGGATACTCTTTATCTAAGTAGTTACCATCCATCCCAACTGCTTGACTTACAAAATTCTCCATCAAGTTAACTGCCTGTTTCATTTTACGGGGACCGTCTGTTGGTCTAAACTCCTGTACTCTTTTCTGCATTGATGCAAATTCAGCATCCTTAGGTATCTGTCTTTTAACAATAAAATATTCCACTTTTATTTTATCTAACGGAATATCAAATTGTTTTGAGAAAAACTCTTTATACAGTAGTAGTTGAGCTTTTTTCTTATCGTCAGCTTTAGCCCATTTATTCCAGCCTTTTGTAGATGTTTTAATATCTACTATAGTCCATTCATCTACTCTTTCATCGTAAAATACTAAATCTATAAACCCTTTGAACATCACTCCAGGGCGTAACTCCTGGTATAAGAGTGTCTCTATGCCTGCTAAATATACTCCCTTAGTAGTAAAGTATGCTCCTCTTTTCTTCTTTAAAAAGTCTAGTATGTGTTTACCGTCGAGCCAGAACATCTGTAGTTCTTCTGGTGTAGATATATGTTGGTGTCCGTTTTGTGCTTTGCTTTTTTTATATTCCTTAATCATATTCTCATATAACAACGAATCTAAGTCCATTTCGTTAGCGTCTTTAACCTTACCATGGTAAAGTACCTCTAACCAGCTTTGCATTGTTTCGTGGAAAGAGCTTCCGAAAACGGTATGAATATTTGGATTAAAAGGAGCTAAGCCTTTAATATACCTATCGGCCCATTGTTTTTGACATGTAGCAAAAACTGATAGTTGTGAATATGATATGTGTTTGTTTTTAGAAGGAGATTGTTTGAGTTTACTCTCCCAAATCTCTTTTACTTTCTTTGGTAATTTCTTCGGCATAACTTTTTTGATTTTTTATCTCTCTTTCTAAGTACCATAAAGCTTTTTGTAACTCTTGTACTATACTATCTTTTTTTCCCGCTCTTGAGATATACTTAATTGTGTTTCCTAAATTAAAGCCTAGTTCCCATGCTTCTATGACTTTTATTGCTTCATATGGATTATCTTTTCCTCCATAATGTATAGGATGTGTAACATACTCGTATGGATTATATTTTGGCATATTATCAATAAGATGTGGTGAATTGCTTGCTTTAGCGCCACAACACTGTTCGTAAGGTAGGGTACAGTTACATATTTTCATAAGTATTTATATTACCGTCCTATAGTTGTTACTCTTTTCATAAACGTATTCAATGCGTCTTTCATAGGAACTCCGTAATGCCTATTTTGACTTACTACTTCTTTTGCTCCTTCTATATTAGATATAAGTTCTCCTATTACATCTAGTTCTTCTTCAGATACTCCTCTTGCTGACGCTATCGTATCTAATACGTTTACTGCTGCATAAAGGTCTTCTTCTCCGAGACTATAATCTGTAGCTATTCTTTTAATGATTGGTAGTTTCATTTATTCTGTATTTGTTTCTATAAAGATAAGAAAAATTAACAGCCTATACAACTACATATAGGTTTTTTTTGTACTTTCATTACGTTTATACCTATCGGCATGGGTTGTAGGTTTAGGTTGTTTTTCTGGTTCTTGTGTATTTTCGTAATGTTCTCCATTATTCCCATTTTGACCTACTATATTCATTCTTTCTTCAGCATCTTCCCATTCTTTATAATCTACGACTGCTTTTATTAACGCTTCATTTGGAGGTGATGGGTTTTCACATTCTTTTATAATTTTAGAAATATCTCTAGGAGACAGGTCTAAGACTTTTTCTCCGTATAAGTTCTCTTCTCTCTTTGGGTATGCTTTTTCAAATGCGAAATTAGCAGCTACTACCAGTGATATAGCAAGAGGGTCGAATACAAATATTATAACAAGTAGTAGAATGTTAATAATCTTATCCATAGAAACTCCTGTTAGTCCGGAGATATACTGTAGTGGTCCTAATTCGCCTGCTACTTCGCTGTTGTTTTCTAAGTAAAGTATCTGTAGTTGGTATTTCTGAAGGCTATCTGAAGCTCTTTCTCTTTTTATTTGAATAGCTTTTCTATTTTCTTCTTCAACTTCAATACGTTTTTGAGCAATCCGAAGCCCGGAAGTTGATATTGATTGTCTAAAACCCCCAGCCACCGAGGTGTCTCGTATCTGGATTGATTGAGACCTAGTGTCTGAAAGAGTGCTAATGTTATTAGATATTCTTTCAAGTTCTTTATCGTACCGAATAACATCCTTTTCATAGAAACTCTTCTTTTGTGTTAGAAATTCTGTCTGGTTATTTTTAATCTCTAATCCTCTATATGTATCTTGATAAGCTGCAGATAAGAATCCGTAAATACCCATTGATGTAATTAATACTAAAACTGTTGTTGCAACAACTAAGTATGTACGAAGTATCTTATTTAGGGTTTTCCAATATCGGTAAAGCAGAGATGCTATAACAAGTTT